AAGAAAACAAGATTAAGATATGTAAAGGATTTTTATGACGCTATTAGTAATTTCGATATTAGTTTACCTACTCCTATTATGGCCGGACTCCGCACGCCGCAACGTCAATTCAGCAGTTGTGTACTTATTGAGACCGATGATAGTCTTGACTCTATTAATGCTACTAGCAGTTCTATTGTAAAGTATGTAAGTCAAAAAGCAGGTATTGGTATCGGTGCAGGTAGTATCCGTGCTATTAATTCACCTATTCGTAATGGTGATGCAAGTCACACAGGTGTCATTCCTTTTTACAAAATGTTTCAAAGTGCGGTTAAGTCATGTAGCCAAGGTGGAGTGCGTGGTGGAGCAGCAACATTATATTATCCAATATGGCATTTAGAAGTTGAAGATTTACTAGTGCTAAAAAACAATAAAGGCACAGAAGACAACCGTGTAAGACACATGGATTATGGAGTGCAATTTAATAAACTTATGTATGAGCGTTTGCTAACAGGTGGGAATATTACTCTTTTCTCACCAAGTGATGTTCCAGGACTTTATGAATCGTTTTTTGGCGATCAAGACAAATTTAAAGAACTATACGAAACTGCTGAACGTAATACACGATTGCGTAAAAAAACAGTTACAGCAATCGAATTGTTTAGCCAGTTTATTGAAGAACGTAAGAATACAGGTCGTGTATATCTAATGAATGTAGATCATGCAAATACACATGGCGCATTTGATGAACAAGCGGCACCAATTAAACAAAGTAATTTATGTTGTGAAATTAACCTACCTACTAAACCATTGAAACATGTGTTTGATGAAGAAGGTGAAATTAGTTTATGCACATTAGCGGCAATCAATTGGGGCAATATTAGAACACCAAAAGATTTTGAACGTGTTTGCAGATTGTCAGTAAGAGCATTAGATGAATTATTAACATATCAAGACTATCCAGTATCTGCGGCAGAACGTAGCACAAAAAATAGACGCCCATTGGGTGTTGGTATTATCAACTTTGCATACTGGCTAGCTAAGAATGATTTAAACTATCAAGACATTAACGAAGATGGATTAGCATTAGTAGACGAATGGGCAGAAGCATGGAGTTATTACTTAATTAAAGCAAGTGCAGATCTAGCCGAAGAAAAAGGTGCAATTCCTAAAAACAATGAAACTAAGTATAGTCTAGGTATTACACCTAATCAAACTTATAAGAAAGATGTAGATGAGTTAGTGCCTCACACAGAAAGACAAGACTGGAAAGAATTACGCAAACAACTTAAAGCAACAGGTATTCGTAATTCAACTCTAATGGCACTTATGCCTGCAGAAACATCAGCACAAATTAGTAACAGCACAAACGGTATTGAACCACCACGTAGTTTAGTAAGTGTTAAACAAAGTAAGCATGGCGTGTTAAAGCAAGTGGTTCCTGGTTTTGCTAGGTTAAAGAACAAGTATGATTTACTATGGGATCAAAAGTCACCAGAGGGTTATTTAAAAATTATGGCAGTATTACAAAAATACATTGATCAAGGCATCAGTGTTAATACAAGTTATAATCCACAGTTTTACGAAGATGAAAAAATACCAATGAGTGTTATGTTACAACATCTAATGATGTTTTACAAATACGGTGGGAAACAATTGTATTATTTTAATACATTTGACGGACAAGGCGAGCTCAATATAGATGAACTTAATGGAACAAGTGCTTTGCCCGAATATGAAGGAACATCAGATCTCGATGACGAGGACTGTGATAGTTGCACAATTTAAAAGGTAATATAAATGTCGGTATTTAATTCAGCAAACAAAACAGATCACACTAAAGCATTAGCTTTTATGGACCCAGCAGGTGCAGTTGCAATCCAGCGATATGACACTATGAAGTATAAGCAGTTTGATAAACTAACTGATAAACAGTTGGGTTTCTTTTGGCGTCCAGAAGAAGTAGACGTTCTACGAGATGCAAATGACTTTAAACTTCTTACAGAACACGAGCGTCATATCTTTACAAGTAATCTTAAAAGACAAATATTGTTAGATAGTGTTCAAGGTAGAGCACCAGTTGAGGCATTCGGTCCATTGGTATGTTTACCAGAGCTTGAAGCATGGATCCAAACTTGGACATTTAGTGAAACAATTCACTCACGTAGTTATACACATATTATTCGTAATGTTTATTCTAATCCAAGTGTTGTATTTGATGGAATGATAGACATTGATGAGATTATGGATTGTGCAGGAGATATCTCAAAATGCTACGATGAACTTATTGAACTTACTTCTTATTATAACTTATTAGGTGAAGGCAAGCATACAGTTAACGGTAAAAAAATTACAATTGACAAGTATGAAATTAAAAAGTTACTATACAAAACACTAATGAGTGTTAACATCTTAGAAGGTGTTCGTTTCTATGTATCATTTGCATGTTCATGGGCATTCGCAGAACTTAAAAAGATGGAAGGTAATGCTAAGATTATTAAACTAATTGCACGTGATGAAAACTTACACTTAGCATCTACACAATCACTTCTTAAGATTTTACCAAAAGATGACCCAGACTATATTAAGATTGCTAAAGAAACAGAAGAAGAGTGTATTCAAATGTTTGTTGATGCAGTTGACCAAGAAAAAGCATGGGCTGAATATTTGTTCAAAGATGGATCAATGATTGGATTAAATACACAGCTATTAAGTGATTATATTGAATGGATTGCATCAAAGCGTATGACCGCGGTTGGACTAAAGTCGTCATACAGTGTATCACAAGCAAACCCACTACCATGGACACAGAAATGGATCAGCGGTGCAGAAGTGCAAGTTGCTCCACAAGAAACTGAAATTAGTAGTTATATTGTGGGTGGTGTTAAACAAGACGTATCTGAGGATACATTTAAAGGATTTAGTTTATGACAAATGTAGTAGTATACAGTAAGCCACATTGTCCTTATTGCGATAAGGCAAAGGCATTACTTGAAAGAATGAATATCGAGTTTGAAGCAAAGATGCTTGATAAAGATTTTACAAGAGAAGATTTAATGGAAGTTGCCCCAACGGCTCGAACCTTTCCACAAGTGTTTATTAATGGAACAAACATCGGCGGGTATGATCAATTGACAACATACATTGAAACAACTAATTTTAACGGAACAGGATTTACATTATGATTATTGAAGCACCTTACAAAGTAGGGGATATAGTAAGTATCAAACTAAGCAGTGGCGAAGAAATGATTGCGAAACTTGAAGAAGAAACAGCAACACACATTTCACTAAACAAACCACTTATTTTAGTAGCAGCAGAACAAGGCGTGGGCCTATCACCATTTATGTTCACAGTTAGCCCAGATGCTAAAGTGCGTTTGAATATAAATAGTATTATATGTGTAGTTAAGTCGGCGAAGGACGCAGGCGATACATATATTCAGCAAACAACAGGTATACATTTAGCAAAAGCATAATATGGCAGGAGTTCACCGAAATACAGACAGTCGTGCATGTGGAGCCTCAACTAATGTTACAGGCCAGAACACAGTCTATGTTAATAATAAACTATGTAGTGTTCATGGTGACCCAAATAGTCACGGCGGCGGCAATTTAAAAGCAGCATGTAATAATGTAAAGGTTAATCATAAATTAGTAGTAATACAAGGTAATAATGCATCAGCAGATAGTCTTTGTCCAATACCCGGCGGTAATCATTGCAATCCAAAAGCAACTACTGCCAGTAGTAACGTAAAGGTTGGAGCTTAACATGGCAGATTTTGAAACATCCGCAAACTACTTAAAAAATACTAATGTTGATTTAGTAACAAGTGTTAATGTTGATGCCGGAACAGGTGAAGTAGAAACAACTACAACCAGTGTGAGTTTACGAGAAATTATTTGTAGCTTATTAGCTGGTGGCGGAATTAAACTTCCTAACTTACAATTGTGTTTAAAAATTAACTTAGGTAGACTATTGGGTATACCAGGAATTCCACCCGAGTTGTATAAAGCACTTACACAAGCAGAAGCAGCCTTAGATGAATTTATTGCACACACAAATATTGACAATGTATTATCAAGACTAAACGCCGCAATTGCAGAATTTGCCGCAATTGCTAACATGATTAATTTTTGTGGAACACCAATTAACCCAAAACCAATTCCAAATGTATTAAAAGAAATATTTGGTTCATATCTAGGAGCAGGTAAAAGCATACTAGATAAACTAGGAACTATGTTAGACAGCAATATTGGTGGATGCACATCAGGTGGTGGATTTAATGCAAGTATTTTCGAAGGTGGAATTCTTAAATCATTTGGAGATGTAATTAACGAATTTGGCAGTATTGCAAATGCTCCACAGGCAACTATTAACAGTTTAACAAATGAACTTAATGCATTTGCATCTGATATAAAGAATTTAGTTACATTAGAAAATAACTTTAGTGGAACAAACTCCAATGGCGGTAGTTCTTTTGTAGACGAAACAACACAAGAAACACATACAGGCGTTGGAACTGCAATTGATTCGAGCACACTAACACTAGCAAAAGCTCAAGGGTTAGCGTCAGCATTAAAATCTGCATATGATAGTTTAAGTGGATATCCAGTTGATGATTTAGGAAACAGTATATTTGACTATTTGTTAGATAAAAAAATGTTAGACAAATTAAAGAAAAATGATTCGGCTGTAGCTGACTCTGTAGTTAGAACACCAGTTTATGATTATTGTGGAGTAATTACAGAATATACAACATCACCAAATTACACAGTAGCAAAAAGTGAAGGATCACCAGTAACATTATCTACAGCACCTGGTATAACTGGATTAGCTGAAGGTGGAATAGTAAGTAATAGTGCACCGTCTACAACGACAAATTTAACTAACCCAAATCCAATGGTTAGAAAAGGTGTTCCTGCTACTAGTATAGGTAGTCCAGGTGATAAAAAAGGTGATTTAGCATCAGATAGCACACACATCTATATAGCTAGTGCCGATTATGACGGAACTACTAGTATTTGGGCCAGGGCTTCACTGAGTTCTTGGTAATATTCAAAAAAATCTAAAAAAACAAGACATTTCGGTTGACAAAAGACTATCTTACTGTTATATTATATATAATTGTATTAAATAAAGAAATGATACTAAAATGAGAGCACAAAAATATAACGATGGAATTAAGCGAATCAATGCTAAAATTGAAGTTCCGCTTAGTAATGAAGATGTAGGTGATTATATCTTAAGCGCCTTAATTGGTGAATCTATAGATTTAAGAAGTCTACAACAAATGAATAAACGACAACTTTTGCATCTTGCTAAAGAAGAAATTAAAACGTTTGGAACAGAAAATCCAAGAGAACGAGTTAATGGAATTGATAAC